TGCAACAGACCAACCAACGTTCTACCGACTTCAAGGTGAACTGAAAGTTTGGAAACGCATCGCGGGCTTGAGAGACGAGCTACGCGAAGCGCACAAGCTAAAGCTTGAGAAAGGAGCCTAGTATGGGCTGGGGTTTTGGAAAAGGGGAACTTGAGCTTCCTGAGGAATACAAAGACATGAAGAAGGACGACCTTGTCGCACTTCTGAAGAAAGGGAAGGAAGCCGACGGCAAGATCAACGATCTTCAAACGAAGTTCACTGCGAAGGAAACGGAGTTTAACACTCTGAAGACAGAGTCTGACGGTCATAAAACGTCGCTTGCTTCGCAGAAGGCACAGCTTGATAAGCTGGCTGCGACGGTGGAGAGGATCAAAGCTGCTGGCTTCGACGTTGATGGCGCTGGCGCTGAGAACGGAAAAGGCGAGATTCCTGACATCCTCGAAGACGAGGATGCAGCCATCAGGCTGCGTGTCAGAGAGGAACTCGCTCCGACGACGCAGCTTGCTTTAGCAGCCGCTATCACAGCCGCCAGAATGCAATTCGACACTGCTGCGAGAAGCGATAAGAACTATCGTCTCCTCACGAAGTATCGGCAGGAGTTCGAGGAGGTTATCAAAACTCAACCTGACCAGTACAAGGCTATGCCGACAACGTACTTCAATGCCTTCCAGTATATCAAAGGACTCCACGCTGATGATATCGCGGAAGCGTCGAAGAAGGGCGAAAGCCTCGCTTTCAGCGAGGGCGTCAGCCAGAGCGACAGTCAGATTCGGATGAACAACGAGTCCGACAAGCCGAAAGAAGAGTTGACTCCACAAGAGCTGGAGATTGCGAAGAAAATGAAAGTCGACCCCAAGAGGTTCTTGGAGCGTCGGCAGAATATAAAGGTGGTCAATGTCTAGCCAAGCTACGCCAACACCCACTGTCACGTCAGCGAACCTCCCAAAGCCCCCGGCACCAATGCAGCTACCTGGGCCACTGAAGCCAGCTCTAGCTCCAACAGCACCAGAGCTTGTCGCGCAAGCGAAAGCTTACATCCCCACATCGGAGATGGACGAATCGCTTGTCGCGATCGACATGGAGCCACCCACTTTTGTGCAGACGGAGTTTAAGAACCCGATGAACATTGGGTATTGGGGCAACAGACATGCGACGGAGAAGAATCCGAACTGGCGCTTGTCGCGACTGATGGCTATGGGCTATCGCCCGGCGATGGAGTCCGATTTGACGCCAGCTTGCGCGAAGCGCTTGGAAGGTTGCAAAGCAGTCGATGGGAAGTACATCGTCGACGATTTGATCCTTCTTGTCACCACCAAGGTGAATCACTATGGCCGTCTGAAAGCAAACCGCCTCAAGGCGGAGCACCGAGCGAGGCCAGTCACAGCGTCAGAAGTAAAGAACAGCATCGTTGCTGAAAGCGGGGCTTCACTAAGGAACCCAGCTTTAGCTAAGATTCAACCGTTCGTGCCAGGCGAAGCCGAAGTCAAAGCTTTGACTGGAGAGACGGCGGAAGAAGAGGCTTTGAACGCAAAAGCAGAAAGGCGCTTTTAGCGCAAGGGAGGACTAGCATGGCTAGTGCAGTCATTTATGCAACTAGGACGGTGTCGGGGAACCAACCAGCAATCCGCAGGGTTGGTGAAAAAGCGTCACAGACGTTCCTTTTAGGCGTTCCTGTGCAGCTAAGTGGCGGTTTTGTGCAGGAGTGGGACGGAGTCACGATTGCCAACGGCATTGCGGGCTTCTCTAAAGAGATCGCATCGAACCTCACTGCCTCTGGCGTGGCGAAGACACCTGGCACTCGTGCCGACGTGCCATTCGAGCCACAGGCTGTCACGATCTTCCGCGGAAGCCCGTTGAACCTTGGTGACATCGGTTTCGAGTCTGCCGTCGACGATTCGATCTTCTTCGGTCAGGTTGGGCCAGCCCAGACTACAGTACAGGCAGATATCGGCGCTCAATACGGGATGACGAAGGACGCCGATGGCCACTGGTTTGTTGACAAGAACAAGGTTGGCGCCAACGCGGTCGTGAAGGTCGTCGAACTCGATTTCAACGACACGAGTCGAGGCGTCAAGTTCGTAGTTCTGTACGGCTCGCAACAGCTTTCAGGCTAGCCGGAGGCTGGAAGAAAGATATGACAGAAGACGAGAAAACTAAACTAGCGGAGCTTCTTCTTAGTAAAGGTTTCACTAAGGGGGATGTCCGTGAGGTTTTAGGGTCTAGGGTCAATATTGAGCGTCATAAGTACAGAAAAACGGACGTTACCACTAATGGTAAGACGTGTAAGACGTGTGGTGTTTTCAAACCTTTGACATCTTATCATAAGTGTGGTAATAGTCCGCTTAACGTAAGACCTGCTTGTATTGAATGCTTCAACGCAGAACGTGCTAGACTAAGACAACAGACATTTGAAGAGGCTCTTAAGTTTTACAGCAATGGGACTTGCGTTTGCTTTTGCTGTGGTGAGCATCGCAAAGAATTCCTAACGTTTGACCACATTAATGGGCGTTCAGATGATGAAAAGTTGCTCTCTAATGGAAAACGTCAAAGTGTAACTTCCATCTTACATGACACGCCAAGAAGTAAATGGCCTACTGATCTTCGTGTGGCGTGTTACAACTGTAACCTTGCACGGGGACGTTGTGGTTATTGTCCTCACGAGAGTGAAAGGGCGGCCAATTCCGAGACCACTAATGTGGTCGTCATGAGGAAGGAAGGGTAACTATATCACGATGGTCAGGGGACAATTCGCGCAGCTCATGGCTCCCGGTTTACATGATGTGTTCGTGCACTGGTTGGATTTGAAGCAGCGCGACGAGGAATATAGCCACATTCTTCACCTTGAAGAGTCAGAGATGGCCTTTGAGGACGAGGTCGAATTCAGCGGTCTTGGCCCGATGCCGGTGAAGCCGGAGGGTCAGTCAGTCGTTTATCAGGACGCTATTCAGGGCGGCACTCGACGTTACAACCACTTGACGTATGCCCTTGGCGTACGCACTTCGTGGGAGTTGTACGAAGACGATCAATACAACCTCATCATGCAAGTGCCGAAGGCGCTGGCACGCAGCGCGCATTTCCAGATCGAGCAGCAAGCTTTCAACGTCTTGAACCTCGGCTTCACGACCATCACCGTCACCGACGGCTTAAGTCTGTTCAACAACCAGCATCCTCTTCTTGGAGGGCCTCAGGCAACGACCGTTGGGCCGGGCTTAACGAACGTCATAAGCGCCGCAGGTACTTATCCGAACCGTCCGGCGACAGACGTTGACCTCTCGTTCACTGCGCTACAGCTAGCTATCAACCAGTTCGAGCGCTTGATCGACAGCCAAGGGCTGCCTATTGCGTTGAAGCCCCGCTACCTCGTCATTCCACCGGAGCTGAAGTACATAGCAGCGGAGCTGCTAGGTTCGCCGCATAAGCCATACACGAGTGACAACGAAGTCAACGCTCTTATCAAAGAGGGTCTCAACTTCTTCATCTCGCACTATCTGACCTCGCAGAGCGCTTGGTACATGCTCTGCGACAAAGAATCTCACACCTTGAAGTTCTTCTGGCGCAAAGCTCTCGACGAAGACTTCTCAGATGACTTCGACACGAGGTCGATCAAGCAGATTTCGTTTATGCGTTTCAGCACTGGTGCCACGGTCTGGCAAGGTGTCTGGGGCAGCAACGGGCCGTAGGAGCTTCGCTCTGCGTAGCAAAGCTTCAGAAACTAAAGTTTAGAGACGGAGAGACGGGAACTGACAAGTGCCAGCACAAAGCCATAGCGGACTTCACGGAGTGCCTTGGCACAGATGCGACAGGTGCGGCTGTGACTTCCCAGTCGACCAGCTCGTGCGTCAGCTCGGACGCATTCTGTGCAGACCACACGGGTGCGTTGATGACTTACTAACGTTCGAAAGAGCCTCGATTATGAAGCAGGTCATAAATAGCAATGTCGGCTCCGACGACGAGATGGCACTTGCAGACATTCTGAAAGACACGTCTAGCGACGACGACTTGTCGCAGTTCATCCCCTAGCGGGAGAAAGGCTTTAGCCTTATGTCAAGAACACAAGACAGACTTTATAGCGACCTCTTCCACCTTGGTGGATGGACGATTTACAATTCGAGCCAGCTTGTTGCAAGTTCGACGAACCTTATCTACACTCGCAACGCACAGTTTGACTGGTCTCTTAATCGCACCGCGGCTGGTGCGGAGACTTATCAAGTCATTCTGGCGGTTGCTAACGTTCGTCGATTGATTGAGACGTATCAGTTCCAAGAGCAATTCGGCGGAAGCGGAGCTGGGCCGCAGGGTGTCCCCGGCAGACCGCCCTTTACGGGCGCTAGCCAACTTGTCCCGCCCACGGCGGCGCCAGCTAAAGGCTTGCTCTTAACAGATATTGTCTTGGTTCACCAAGTGGGTGTCGTTGGCTTGACAAGCGCCGCGATAACGCACGGGACGATGCAATACGCGAACGCAGCGGCGAACGTCGCGACGGTCATCCCGACTACCGGCCCAGTTCCAC